AATGCGACAACTGTATCATCATCAGATGAATCTATTTTATTCCATGCTTTTATTTCAGCTTGAGTTACTGCGTATGCTGTTTCTGCTGTGTGAACTTTTAGTCCAGCCATTTAGTTTCTCCTAATCTGCTTCTGATATGGTGTTACCGTCTATTGCTTCCCATTCTTGTACTGCTTGATAGTCTGTGTTGTCTGTTGCTATCGGCACAAAATACACATCATTATCATTATCAACAACTTTATAAGTATTGACTTCACCAGCAAGAATTACTTTCTTGACTGTACTTATTATTTCTTTAGTTAACTGTTTCATAAGACTTCCTATAGTTCAGATGTTGCATGAAATTGAAATTGTATTTGTACTGCATTGGGAACAGTAGCACTATTCTCAACGTGCATAGCTGATGTTGAGCCAGCTCCAGCAGAAAGAGGTACATCACTTGCGTCATTACCATTTCTTCCAACGCCTGTGCTAGTACCACCAGACTTAACAATTACTATGGTTGGAACTGCCCTCATTACTGTTCTTAACGGAAAACCCGTTGAGGCTTGTCCAATTCCTGTACCACTAGCATTATAAATAATTACTCCTGCTGTTGTAGCAGAGCCAATAGCTGTGCCTTGTGAGTATGAGCTTTGACAATAGCGTTCGCACCTTGACACGTTATCACCATACGATTCGTGTTGAAATGGTGGTATGGTTGTTGTGTCATACTCACCTACTTCTAATTGTACACCTGTTAAATACCAGTCATTACTTGTGCTGTCTGCTAAATTTACATTACCTACTGCTCTGTTTGCTTGAGTTTGACTTGCCCAAGAAGTATCTAATGTGCCACCAGAATATGTGCTACCAGCTACTAACCAAAATAATAATCTTAAACTTTCTAAATTATCATTACCTAATGTTCCTGTTGTATCACCAGCAAAACTTAATACTTTCTTTTCCCAAGTATTAGCACTTGATATAGTATAAGATTGTGATATATGTCTTGAGTTATCTGTATCTTCTATTTCTAAAGTATAAGTTCCTGTTTTTGCAGATTTAACCCAAAAAGATACAGTTACTTTTTCAGCACTAGATGTACCTTTCTTTAATAATTGTAAATCTTGTCCTTCAAGTCTATGTTGAATTGTAAGAAAAGAACCAGCAGATAAACTTGTATTTGCTGTCGTACAATCCATTTTTAATGAGGTTGCAAAACCAGAACCTGATGGAGCATCTGTTGCTTGAGAAAATGTCCAAGTTCCAGCAGTCCCAATAGCAAGTCGCATCCTATCTAATGTAGAATAACCATCACCACCAGAAATACTTGCAAGGCTTGTTGCTCTTTGAGCTACTGCCATATCACCATTAATGATAAGTGGTTTAGCATTTTGTCTTGTTATACCTGTTTCAGCCCATGATAAAGTACCAGAGCCATTAGTTACCAATGCTTGATTAGCAGAGCCGTCTGCGTCTGGTAAAACCCATATCTTATCTGCTGATAAAGCTGGAGCTTCAAAGCCAACATAGTTTGCTCCCTCATAAAATCTTAATTCATTATTTGAGCCACCTATAGATAAGTTTCCAGCAGTTGTTAATGCACCACCATCTGCAATCGCTAGTGCGTCATCTCCATCTGTAAACTCTATTAATGCTGTTCTTACTGAATCAGATTTAAAATATTCTACTGTGTCGTTACTTTGATCTAATTCTGCTATTGGGATATTTCCATCATTATCTTCATTACGAATATATAAAATATTTGCAGAAGTATCATACCAAAGTTGATTAGCAAAAGTTGTTGATGGTGCTGAACTCCCAGAACTTGTACTTGCCAAAGCCTGTAGTGCTGAATTGATGTCAGCCCTTGTATTCGGAAAGGTCTGGTTTGCTATGGTAAAATCATTCTGGCTCATTTTTTTACTCCCTTAAAATAATTCTTAGATTATCATAATAATTTTAAATTAACTACTCTCTAAATATCCATATCCTTTGGCAACATAGCTGAAATCTTTTGCAACTGCATTACCTGTTCCTGTGCCTTGATAAAAGTTTATGGTAAATCCTGTTGCTGATTTACTTGATATAACATAATGCTGATTTTGGTCTAAGTCATCTATTGTTAAGCCTAATCCTTGCAACTCTTTAAAAGCTGGACTAAATGTTATTGTTTTTCCACTTGTGGGAGCTTCTACATTATCCTCTGCAACAGTTCTGTCTGGCATATCAATGGTTGCTGATAAAACTGATATAGCTGGTGTTGAATCTGCATTGGTGGTGGTCAATTTAGCTCTTAACTTAATATATCTAGCCTTATAGTTACCAAGCACATAATCTTGATAATCAGTATAGGTAGAATTGTCATTAGAGGTTGATATTTGGATTTTTGCGTCTACATCATCAAATTCAGTATAACTGCCATCAAAATTACCTTCTTGGCTGTCAAATAGCCCTTCAAAGCTGTCAAAAAGGCTGTTTGCGTTAAATCTACTGCTGGTCATAGAGGTTGTTACATATGAATTAAAAATACCACCTAAATCTATTGGATTAGAATTAAATTCATAAAAACCATCTAAATTATTTGCCACTTCTCCACCATCATCAAAGTTCCCTAAAGCAGAATCAAATAAACCAGAATGGTCATCAAATAATTCTCCTAATATTATCTGTAAAAAATTTGTTCCATCTCTTGTTACAACTTCCACATCTGTTTTTGTACCAGCAAATTCTGTGGATTCTGTTGTCGTTGTTACTGCATTGAAATCATCTGCAATCTGATTTCTTATAACTGCTTTTTTGGTAGATGTAATAGAAGTTATCCCCAAGACATCAACAGCTTTAATCATATAAGTTCCAGTTTGAGCTGGTAAGGATATTTGATTAGTCGCTTTAGATATATAATTTGCAATAATACTAGCACCAGAATAAACAGGACTTGAGGTGGCTGGTGTGTGCCTAATAATATAATGCGACAAATCTAATTCGCTATTTGCAGTCCAAGAACACACAGCTAAATTATTGACAATATTCACAGAAAAATCTGCGACATCTGCTGGTGGTGCTGTCTTTCCTACCACTTCGTGATTAGCTGATGTAAAAGAAGAAGCAACATTAAACGCATTAATTGACCTTGCTCTAACCTCATAAGTCTGTCCATCTTCTACATCTTTGATTTCAAACTTCATAGAAGTTCCAACAGTCTTTGCTCTACCTAATCTTGTATACTCTGTGTCTGTTGATGTATTTCTATATTCAATTTCTATTTCATTAGTTGTGCCTTGACTGGAAGCCACTTTAATAACAAGAATAGTAGATATAATTCCAGAATATGCTCTCATAATATCGCTTAACTCTAAAGATGGAGCTGATACTGTTTCTGCTGTTGGCAGAATAGTATTGTCAGATATAAACTCTGATTCTTCTGCGTTCCAGTCAAACACACTTGATGATGTTTCTTGCAATACTAGATCAACACCTGTATCAGTTTCATCTGACACAAAAGTCCAGTCTGCAACTTGAAATATTTTTGAATTAAATCCTAACCTAGAATTGTTGATAGTAACTGTATCTCCAACTTGTAATTTAAAAGCAGATAACTTCATTGGTGCTTGTATAACCATTTGCTGTCTGTTTTTAAATAACACAACTTTGGCAATTCTTTGAGCCATTGTTGATGATATAGTAAAAGGCAGATCAATATTCCCAAATATAGTTTCATCATTATCTTCATTTACAAAAGTGCTTGAAGTTACCATTGGATAATCAGATGGTTGCCAATTACTCTCTGGGCTAGTAAAAATACCCTTTACTGTATTAAATAAATTTCTTCTGGATTGTTTAGTCTGAATAGTTATGCCACCTCTAAAATCATCTTCGTCTAAAGTAATTGAAGGAGAAACAAACTTGCCACCAGCTAAGATAAATTTACCATTTGAATAGCTTAATATTCCAAGCATAGAGCCTGTAATTTCATCTATAGCTCTCATTGGGTCTACATTTGAAAAAATAATACCATTGGCTTCATAACGATTTTCTGTACCACCACCAGCAAGAGTGATATCTTCATCACAAATGTTTGCAACTGTGGTAAATGATGTTGTGTCTATTTGCGTTGTAGGAACAGATAATCCAAATCTTGTGTCTGATAAATAATCATATAAAACTAATGCTGGATTTTTAGAAAATGCTGTTGAGCCTGTTCTAAAATCTAAGACTTTTTTGCCTTTAATTTCTGCACTAATATTCGGTATGCCATTTGGAAAAACATCTGCGTCATATTTTAAAGTAACATATAAATATGCTATCCCAGACAACATATGAGAAGTAGTCCATTGTGGAACTTCTCTTACTAAATCATCATCTGCTTGTTGTGTATCAGTTCCTAAATGTTTTTTTATTCTTACTGTTAATTCTGAAGAATCTGTAAATGTTTGCGTTGCAACAATCGCATAATTTGTTTCTGTTGATGTACCAGCTAAAAAAGGCTTTGGCGTATTTGGATTATCTCTATATGGTGTTATTCTTCCTGTAGCTCCAAATGCACCAGCAAAAGATATTGATGTTGCTTGAACATCTGTTTGCAATCCTTCAGATATTGTTACAGCCAATGTATGCCTTGCTCCAGAAGCAGAAGAACTGCCACCAGAAGATATGCCATAAGTTATCCCATTGATATTCAATGTGTCTGTAGTTGCTACTGAAAATGCTACATCAGAAACTAATGTGATTGAGGTAATACCTCTTTTTATACCTTTACCATCAACAACTCTACTTCCACCAAAAGGCATTGATGTATTAAAAGGCATAGAAACATATTCAGAAACTACTAATGACCTTGTTTTATTTGTAAATCTTGATTCTGTTGCATATTTACTTGGGCTTGTTACTTTGAATTTAGTTAATCCATTACTGTCTGTTCCAGCACTTGCAAGAGTAAGTTCATCATCTCCAAAGTAAACTTTATCTATAGACTGTATTTCATGGGAAGCAAGTTGCACAATTAAATGAAGATTTTGATTATTGTTTGTGGATTCCATAAATAAAATGCCACCAGATTTTTTTGTTTCTCCATAAACAGTATCTCTGGTTATAATCGGCTGTTTAACCATTCTAGTTCTATCTTTAAGTTGATTGCTAAAATTAGCTGTTTCATCTACTCCAACCGCTTTAGATAAAGTTGCCGATACAGCCATTGAAACTACTGCCGTAACTACATTTGCCATGAATGTGCTAAAACCAGCCTGTAAGGCTTTTGCTCCAGCAACACCACCAACATAAATTCCAACTGCCATTACTGCTAATTGTCTTATTGAACTTCCCATTATACAAAATGCCTTTTGGTTGTTATTTCTTTGGGTATTATCTTATCGTTATGTATTCTTAGCCACTTTACTTTTTGATTACAGCCAAGTAACTGCGTAAAATATTGTCTAGTCCAATCCATTATTTCTTTGACATTCTTTCTAGCAACGATATCCATGTGCCAAACAATATCACCAGAGTTCCATGCTTCTTGATAGACATTATTAGTTTTTAGTAAATATTCTTCTTCAATTTCATCTAAAAAAGCCCAATTAGAGAAGCCATATATTCTTCCATTTTCTTTGTGAATTTTATATTGATTTAACTCTAATGATGGATATATATGTGCAAGTATTTCATCATCTGAATATTTTTTATATTTATCAAATTCTTTGTATAAATTTATAATAGGAGAAACATTTATCATGTTGTGCCACCACCCCAGATAATTTCTTTATCTTGTAAATCATCAACAAACTCTAAGCCCTTATCATTTGGAAAAAAATGTTTTTGATCTTGGTCTGTGTATCTAAAATTTAAAGGTGTTTCAAGTGAAATTAATTTGCTTTCTACATTAAATGTTATTGAAGATGTTTCGCCTGTTTCAGCTATATTTACAGTATCAACAAATCCAGAAAATATTTGGTATGGCACATCTACAATAGCAAGAGCATTATCTGTGGTTGTTAGAACTCCAAAATAAACATTAACCACCACTCCTTGCTGTGTTTGTGTCAACGCACTTGCTAACACATCTGTATTTAAACCACTAGCAGATATTCTTATACCACTAGCTTTGGTTTCTGCTGTTTCTTGTACTTGACCAATAGATATTAAATTACCTAACCCTGTATATACTTGACCTTCAACAGTAAAGTCGCCATAACCAGTCCACACTCTTAATGGTTGCGTGTATAAAAATTCTACTGCATAGAATGGTCTAGTTTGGGTGCTAGATAATTGAGTAGAAAATGTGCTACCAATCGTTCTAGCCATAATGATTAACCTTTAGACTTAGTGGCTTTTTTTTTAGTGGCTTTTTTCTTTGTTTTAGTCTTGGCTTTAGTTTCTTTTGGCTCGTCAACTTTAACTTCTATCGCTGAATTATTAGAAATAAAGTTGTTCGCTAAATCTACTTTCCATTGTTTATCACAATCAATAATCTCGTTGTTTTGATAAATTCTGGTTGCATTTCCAGATTCATTACTAGAGCCTTTGACATCTCTTAACATTTTTATCTTCATATTTCTCTCCGTTATTCATTACATAATATTCTTTAAATACTATCTAATCAATATAAGAGTGAGGAGCAGACAATGAGCAATCAAAACCACTCCCCACAAACTTATCAGATATTATGCGTCTGTTGAATCAATAGGATTACCCAACACAGCTTGAACACTTATAGGTGTTCCGTTTGAGTGAGTACCTGTTGCGTCAATTTTAACTCTCACATATCTGTTTCCACCGATATAACCAATTTGGCTTGTCTGTGGTGTTTCGCCATTTGCGTCTAGTGTTAAAAAGATACCAGAGCTATCAACACTTCCCTCTGTTACTGCTGTTGAGCTAGTAACGGCTGAAAATGAAGAATCGTCTGTTGAATCTTGCAGTATAAAGTCAAACTTTACACTCCCAGATAATGTATCGCCTTCAATACCAGAGTTAACTATGAACATTACTGATTCAAAACCAATAGTATCAACAGTAGTTCCGTTTGCGTCTGCTGTAAATATTTTTGCGTCTTGGCAAGTAACTGACTTAGTTCTATTTGCAATATCTCTCATAATAAACCCCCTTATGCAGAAATGTTTTGTAGTCTTATAGCTTCAGCTAAAACTACTGCACCACCAACTCTTCGTCTGGCGACATAACGTATATTTCCACTTGTTGCTTGTGAGTAAGGATCTCTCATTACTGAAAGATTAACTCTGTCAACGATAGTATAAGCTCTTGAGAAATCTCCATAAGCGATTGGTTTAGCTGACCCACCAACATCTGGCATATCTTCAGCTAAAATATATGGCTTACCTAAGATAGTTGCTGGTGTTCCACCAACATAACTCATAGCATTAACAAATATTTTTTGACCTTCAGTATCTTCTAACTTTAACACATCAGCAAAAGTTGCTCTATTCATCACAAAAGTTGCATTTGCCATATAGTCAGACTTGATAGCCATTGTAAGATCAACAAGACCATTGGCAGTTAAAGCTGTACCACTTCCAGAGTTGGTTGTGCCAACACCAGCAGTTGTATCAGTAAAGCCTTGTGGTCTGCCTACAGAATTTCCAGATACAAATGCAGTACCTTCAGCTTTCGCAAACTGTGTACCAAATTCTTCTGACATTTCTGCTTCTAAATCAAAAGCACTATCTTCCAACATAGCTTGTGAAATATCCACTAAAGCATAAAGCTCATGTGCGTCTATTTGCATTAAGCCTGTTGTATAGCCTGTTGTTTCTGATCTAGTACCTGTTTCAGCAACAAACGTAGCACTAAATTGCCCAGTACGCTTTGGTATTTCGATACCACGATTTGATGTAGTTCTAACTCTAGCAATAGAACGAATTGGTGAAATTTCAGTTACGCCTTTGATTAAATCAGCAACGTATTCTGCTGGAGCATAAAAACCACCTAATGTATCGTCAGATTCATAAAGTGCTTTTTTCTCAACTTCGTCAACTTCCCCTTTTCTTAACCAATCGCCAAATGCTTTCATTTGAATGTCAACATCTTTTGATTCGCCTGTGTTTGGTCTAGCAATAACTGTTTCCAGATTATTTAGCTTCGCCTGTGCTTCTGCTAAGTTCTTTTCTTGAATCTCAATAGCTTGTTTGGTTTCTGCCATTTTAGAAATGTCATCAGCCATTTTATCAACTTTTTCTTCAAGTAGAGGATCAGCAGAGCCTTTCTTTTCAATCTCGTCTAGACGTTTTGAGTTCTCACTTTTAAAATCTTCAAAAGTAGAATTCAAATTGTCTATTACAGATTTGATTTCATCACTCATAATAAACTCCGTTAATGTTTAATTGTATGTATTAAGTGTTTCAGACTATCAACAACATCACGTTGCTCATTCTCCAAATGGTTGAACGATTTATATAGTACATTGGCACTTTGTTTTGCAGTAGAGCTAGACATTAAACCGACATCACGAAGGTAATGCTCTATCTCTCTTACATTCATTTCAGCTAATTTTACTTTGGTAATCTTAGCTTTTGGATTCATAGGAAAAGTTACTAGTGATATTTCCATTAAATCCAAATTTGATATTGTTCGTTTCTTCAACTTGTCGCTGTATTTATAGTCATCTGGTGTTAGCTTATAGCCGATTGACATAGAATCTAAAGCACCCATTTTCATAAGTTCATATACCTCTTTGCCTTTCTGTGTACCCATAGCAAGTCTGCCCTTGATCTTCAATCCTCGCTTATCTTCTTCCAGAGAATCAATCACACCTATAGGCTCGTCTGTCTTGTGCTGGTATAACAGCTTGATTTGGCGTGGCTTCTTATCGTAAATTGATTTGGAAAATGCACCTTGTTTGATGACATCATTACCTAAATCTTTGTTGTTGAATACAGAAGCATAACCTTCAAAGCTCCCATCTTCATCTGTATCAATACCTTTATAATCACATTCAAGGTCTAAAACATCATTTACTATTTCTAAATGTTCATCAGACATAACTCAAATTCCTTGTCAAGTAAAAGTTCCTTTATGATAGCAACACTTGTGCATTAATTACAAGCAAAAAAAAAGGTGCAGAGAATTAGAAAACTCCACACCAAGACTTTAGCAAGTTTAAATCTTTAATATGTTATTAATAAAAATAACCAAACAGTACCCAACATCATAGCAAATATAATTATACTTGCCACTATTTCCCAGCCTGTAAGATATTCTTCATTTTGGTTGTGTTTATGTATCATATTGCTGTCCCCCAAAAAACATTGTTA